TTGTGCATATTCGACCTCTTTACCTAGCAGAGACGGAGAGGGCGACCAAGTGTGCGTCAATACTTCATCGGAATAGTCATCGTGAAGTTCGTCTGCGCAAAATATCTTGTAGCATTCGTGTTTAGTGTCCAATAACTGGAAGATCAAGTGTTCCTCACTTAGTGCTCTTGGTGCCAGTAATAGAATAATCAACTTTAGAGGGGTTGTCAAGTGTTTCCATAATTTCCTGTTTTCTCTGCTGGTACTCTTGCTCGGATATCCCGTGCCAATACTGCCCTTTTGTAAGAAATTTAGTAACGTGTAGACCCTTTGTCAACTCATTAATATAATTTAAGCCTGCATCGTAGGAAAACAACCTAGAAGTCTTCACTGCTTCTTTCGCGTGTGTGTCAAATTGCTGGTTGGTGAGTGATTTGCCAGTCTCAGCCAAGCGTAACTTAAGTATTATCTTCAAAAAATATTCGTTTTCTTCTTTTTCAGTCTCAAACATGTTAGCTGCTGGCAATTCTCTGTCTCTTCTTTCATAAACAATTTTTGTGCTATTGCAGCGGCCGCTAGAATCAGATATAAATTTTTGCTCTTGGTAGGTGTTAAACTGTAAATAGAAATTTTCATACAACGAGTACAGCTTTTTCTTTAAGTTTATGTGCTCGTCTAGGTGTGCTTTTCTAAAATAAGTTTTGAACACTGTATTATAGCTTGTGGAGGCTCGGCTCATATATATTTGCCCTCCTCTTAATTCACCCGCTGGCGATTTCAAGCCAGAGGCTAAATTGAAGACAATCCTCCATGGGGCATTCTTGTCGACCATGAAACCAAACTTTTTTACCTCATTAACAAAAAACGTAAAGTTCCTGTCCCTAATATAATCGTACACCTTCGCTTGTTGTGATATATCATGTGATTCATTGGCAATCTCAAGCATTAGGCCGGAAATAAAAGCCGAACAATGAGCAGACGTTATAAATCCTGTCTTTGTCAAGGGGAAATTTCTTGCTGTTGTTAGGGCATAAGTGATGAAGCTTTTTATAAAATCCCTTTTATTCTTTATTCTTCCGTCTCTGCCGTTCTCTTTCAAATAAGAGTCAACAAAGCTAATATATATTTTTTCTAAATACTTGTCGTACGAATATTCTAGATCGCCCGTAGACCAAGATTTATGCACCGTCAAATTTGATGGATACAGGCTGTCTTTTGATATAAAACCTTTATTGGCTGCAGATCTAATATTCTTTCTCATATCAGAAAAGGCCGCGGCGACGAAATCAACCGCTAGATGGGCAGTGCCTCCGGCATCTATCACCTGTCTTAAAACATCAGTGCTTACATACACTGCGTCGCCCTGCATATCGACGCGGCCATATAGCAAGTGCTTTGCATGCAGATCGAACGTTTTGACGCCCAAAAAGCGCGGGTATCCGTCATTTAAGGCGTTTTTTGTATTGAAGGTTTCTGTTACAACATTTCGCGCCATTTACTTTCTTTTCCTATTGATGCCTTGCTGGAAGCCCTTAATTGAAGTTTGAAAAAATCCTGGGCTTATTACTATATTAGTCTTTGTAATCAAATGATAACCACCAAGTTGCATTTTATACGCCATCGAGTTAGAGTCCTCGATCGAACCTATGCCAGCGAGGCCTGGATTTACGTAATAATACATGCCAGGCGTAAAGAGTGTATTGCCTACCAGAACTAGATCAGCATTGTGCGGGAACTTTATTTGATTTAGAGAGTCAGTGCCTAAATTTGCACTGTCCATACCGCGAGCTTCGGCGAGGCCGGGGATAGCAACTCTTGAAAAAGTGACATTTTTCAGCAGCCCCATATCAGATCCAATATTGAAGTGATATATGCCCTCCTTAGCGTCTTGTACTGGATCTCCTTTCCTCTTGGTTATGTCTTTGTTAGTGCTAACGTATAAATACAAGTAATCAAAAGAGTTTTTAACCATGCTCTCGCTCTCGGATAGATGGCGAATTTTGTTCATTTTCTCAATATAGTTTCTACGAAATTCTGAACTGTCTGTATTTAAGTTGCGCTCAAGGGGCAAAATCTCACTCAATTTGCCACTATCAGGTCGCACTCCAGGTAAGCTAAGACTTATAAAATTTTGCCTAGTGCGCGGGGCCCTATAGTTTTGGCTCAAAGCGTCTTCAAAGGCAGGCATGACTAAATCTTTTATCAGTTGATTTAGAAAAAAGCCTAATGGCATGTGCGTCCTCTCTTTGCGGATTATCTTGTTTATGAACCAAGCACGGAAGAAGTTAAAAGAGATAGGTACCTTGGCCAGGTTTACTGTTTCTAGCCTTCCGCTCTTGCCTCGATATTCTATTGGCCCCACAAGCATCCTGGAATTCTCGAAGGGGCTTTTATCGTTAGCTTTTTCTTGATAGTAAGTGTTTTCTTGAAAAATTAACCTACCAGTCTCAAGAAAGTCAATTTTTGGTAACCCGGCGTTTTTGCATGCTAGCTCTATTATATCCCCCAAATACATAAAGAAAAACCTGCTTTTTGTTGGGTCAGCGCTTGCAATTTTTGGTATTTCTTCTAAAATTTCAGATGTTTTTTGGTTCTGAGCGCGGGCCTCGGATAAGTAATCAGTATCCGCCTGTGCTGCTCTAGTCAAAACCTCAGTGTCGTCGCTATTACTCCTGACCCTTACAATCTTCACAGAGTAGTTAGATGGCTCAAACCCTTTTCTACTGTCTAAGACGTCCCGTGTCCGCTCTACTTCCTCAGAATCAATCGACGTGCCTGGGTCACTAGCCTGAGCGTTACCATCAGAAACCTCAAGGCAAAACAGGCGAGAGCCGCCAGCTTCCTGGTTTCCGTCTATCATAGAGCTTAAAAAACTCTTATAAATTTGTTTTTTATAGTCACCAATTTTTTCTTTCAGGCTGTCTTGAATTCTTTTTTGGGTGTGCAGATCCTTAAATAAAGCGGCAATCCGTTCAGTTTTAATAACTCTCAATCGACCGTTCTTTGGTTCAATTCCAGCAAACCTTTTTCCTGTTTGAAGCAGCGGAAACGCACTCTTTAGGACTTCCGCAAAAAGCTGGTTTTTCTCTACCAGATTCCTCAGCGCTTGCCTTGCTTCGCAAGTATCGTCTTTGCAATCCGGCTCAAGAATCTCTCTAGAGAGTTCTTCAAAGGTGCTTTTTAGATCTAAAACGTTCGCCTGGTGCTCGACACTTCGGGCGACAGCATTTCCTGATCGGCCTGCTCCGCGAGTAACAATATTTGAAAAAATGGTGGCCTGGTTATTAGAGAAAGTATTTTCCACGGCGCCCCTGTAAGTGATCGATAAATTAACCAAGCCATCGTCGCCAATATTGAAAGTATAATCATACATATCCAAAGCAACAATGATGTTAAATTTCTGTATATCTCTAATCGCGTCAATTTCTGATTTACTTAGATTTAGGGCCCTTAAGGCATCGTTGTCTGGTGCCGTGTATCCGATAAAAGCTTTAATCCTGTAATATCTTGGATTATACACGTCTGCTTGTCTTGTTTTTCTAGATCCGGGGTAAACAATCAAATCTGCATATCTTACCCCACCAAGCTCAGGCGGTGGCTCGCCTGGGGGCTGTGCCTCTATGTCTTTTAGGCTTTTTAAGGTTATTTCTAAATTACACTGAATATTTTGGCTTAATCCGCCGTAGGCCGAGCCGTTATTTTCAAACTCAAATCTTTTTAAGCCGACATTCCTCCAGCTTGGCTTGGTGCTTTCATATTTTAAATAATCCTGAACAGTGGCTACCCTCTCAACACCTATGGTGTCAGAAAACTTAATTTCTCTGTATTTCTCTCCTAGATTGTTGGTGTCATTTGCATAATCAATGCCACCATTTTCTGTTGTTGCAGGCAGGTTTTGAACGACTTTGTAAATTCTTACTTTTGGCTGCAGCAGTGAAAGAACAGAATTTTTTAATTTATGAAAAACCTGCAAATCATTAATCCCTCTCAACCGATTAACGATCTGTGAACCGTCGCCGTCGACCGTTCTTATAACTCCATAATTAAAAAGGTCTGGATTCGCCTCAACAAAGGCTGAAATTTTTCCAATATTGCTGGTTAAGATCTCTTGCTCTTTGTTGTGGCTAGACTGCTCTAAGTTGGGGTTTTCTTTTTTCTCTATTCCCATTTTAGTATCCCATGTAGTATAAGACTGTCTCCAAAGGAACAGGTATGTAGATTACGTCGCCGAGTTTTAAGTGAAATTCTGTTGGCGCCTGATTGTAAAAAGCTATCACCCACCAAAGTTCTGGATCTTGGTAATATTCATCAGCGAGCTTGAAGAACCTGTCTCCTGTGGTCCATATGTGTGCTATGGTGCTAAACTGGCTGGTTTCCCCGCGAGTAGGATAGTTGAGCTTGTGGGTGTCAAACTGCTTTATTTCTTTTAAGCCTCTAGTCCTCTCTAGATAGGTCTTGTATTGCTCGCTAGCATTTGTAAAGATTTGTTGATTTTTATATCTCATTCTTTAATTCTCCGTGCCATCAATGCGTTTAATATTGTCTTCGATTTGTTGGTCGATGGCGGCGGCGTTCAGGACTGAGAGTACATCGTTGACCTCGCCGGGATCGAGGCTCGTGGCGCCGTCTGTCGCGGACAAGGCGGCCTGTGGCGCGGTTGGGGGCCGCGGCGAGGCTCCTTCACCGACTGTGTCGTTGTTTATTGTCGAGCCAACCATCGGGGTGTCGGCTGTATCTCTTAATAGGCCAAAGTCATAAGGGAACCTTGGGGCAGCAAGGCCTCCTCTAAATTCTCCAGTGGCGAAATCCCAGCCAACTCTGTGGTCGTGTACAACATTTATCGAAAAGCCAATTTGCATTAATTTAGGGATCAAGATGTTTTTGCCCTCGCGCACAGTATTATCAAATCCAGCAGCTTTTATCACACTAGCAATTTCCGAGGAAAAAGAAGTGCCAAGATTGTCTACCTTGCCTCCAATAAAGCCATTTGTAGGGACATGGGTCACTGTGACGTTCTGGATTATACCAAGCAGGCCCTGGCCATCGTTTGTTGATGAACAAATCAAGTTGCCGAACCTAACCCGAAACATTGGCGATGCGGCAATTGATGTGGCAGAGCGTGTGTCCTTGTAGGTTGGGTATAAAGATGCCAAGAACCAACTTAAGTTATTTAGGTTGTTCAAGCCAGATGTTACCGAAGACGAGGGGATATCAAAATTTACACTAATAGTTCTTTCGTTCGACTTCCACATATAATAAGGATCTGGGCGCCCGAAAGGCTGTTGTGGTGTCTGAGTTGATTGAAAGGTGTCACTAAGGGCTGTCACATACGATATAAACTGTACGACTGGTGGATTTTTTATGTGTAATGGTATGATTTCTAATACAGTGCCTGCTTCAGCAGCCCTGCTATTCTCTAGGGCGCGTTTTTTGAATTTTACGTTAGAGAACTCGTTTTTATCCCCTGCGTAAGCTGCTTTTTCTGATTGGAAAAATTTTGGCACTTTATTGTATCTCCTGTTTGTTTATTTTAGGTCATAGCGCGGCCGGTCATCCCCGCTAACGCTTTTGGGACGACCCTCATGACCAGCTTTGCGAGGCCCGTATTTGCATCCGGATCAATCTCTACCATAACCATCTTAGTGACTTCAATTGCGCTTGATGCACTTGCCTGTGGGCCTCCTACAGGCTGGACCTTCGGCAGCTTGCCAGGTGCACCTGACTTCAGAACGTCCTGCACCCCTCCTGAAACAGCGGTTCCGGCTGTGTACACTGCGGCGCCGGCAGCAAAAGTGCCCAGCGCAGCGTCGATGAGGCCGATTTGTTTGTCGTCGAGTTTGAAGCCTCCAAGAAGCTTGTTAGCGCCTTTGTCAAGAAGCTCGCCGGCCTTTGCGCCGGCGCCAAGCCCAAGTTGCTGCATCAAGAATGCCGCTTGGGGATCTCCGGTTATTTCGAGAACGTCCTTGTATAATTGGGCGGTCACGTCTCGGTACGTGTCGGCAGCTGCTCGGGCTGACGCAATTCCTGTTGCTGCGGCGGCGCCTGTTGCAGAAATTCCCCTTCTTTGTCTTTCAGTAATATCAAGAGAGGCAATAATGCGCGCATTTAAATCCTGCTGAGCCATCGCGTTGGTGTTAAGGGCTCCTGTTGCTTTATTGATTGCCTCTTCGTTAAAAATCTGCCTTTGGAACTCTTGGACGCTATCAAACCCAGCGGCAGTTGCGATAATGTTTTTATACTGACGGTTGAGATCGTCAAATTCGACACCAGAGTCTTTTATCGCGTCTGTTATCATTTTGATTTTTTCGTTTGGATCGGCTAGGGCAAGATCTGTAACATTAATGAAGGTATCTCCTAGAATGCCGTTTAAAGTCTGCGCAGCTTTCGCGGCGCCTTCGAAAGTATCCATGCCACTAGCAATGTTAGCTAGCTTGCTAAGCTCGGTACCGGAGGCTGCAGCGCGTGCTTGAAGTTTAGCGAAAACATCAGTCATTCTATCGCCAAATTGTGATAACGGATTCATAACCGCTCTAAAATTAGTAAAAGACTTTGAGAATTCTATTCCTAGAGACTTAGAAATGCTAGCTAGAGACCTTAATGACTTTCCTGCTCCTACCGGAGAGTCGGCCATGGCTTTATTAAACACATCGAATATTTCAGCCGAATCACCTTGCGCAACACCCAGTCGTCCCAAACCAGCAATCAAATTTGTTGTGTAAGCGGCCGTTGCGGGCTGGCTGTCTAAAAAGCCTTGCCTAAAAACAGCAGCATTTTGAATTAAAGCTCTGAAAGACTGATCAATTTCACCGAGAGACAGAACTCTTTCAAAAAATCCTGCCTCAAAAGCGTCTTCGCCCAGCTCTGCGGATAACATTTTAATGTGGGCCCTCATGTTTTCTATTCCAACTGAAGCTCCAGAGGGATCAAACGCAGCGACTATATTTGTTTGCAGAGCATCAAGGCTAAGCCCTGTACTAGCGGCCATACCGGCGACGGCTTTTTCGATATCAGTCGGCAATTGTTTTGTGGCAGTCAAAACATTACCTAGGCTTATGTTAAATCCAAATAATTTGGCCGTCAGTATATCGACGGAGTTGGCGACTAGCCTTGTCATAAGATTACTAGTAGCCATGGTCATTTCGATAGCGCCGTTGATTGCTCCCATGATACTAAGTTGCTTTTCTCTTTGCAGAGTTAAATTTCTAATAGACAACCCTTGCTTTTCCAAAACTTTGAGATCTGCGGCTGCCTGTGCGGCTTTTTTGACGCGCTCATCTGCTAATCTTTCAGAAATCTTTTGCTTTAGTTCTTGTTCATTTTGCAATTTTTTTATGTGCGCACTTTTTTGAATTTCTATAAGCTTTTTTTGGTTTTTTATTTCTTCTCCTGTTCTGTTGAGGCGCGCCATCTCGGACTCGGTTAGTTTATTGTCGATGCTAAACCGCTCCTTTTGATTTTTTAGCTTTTCTTGTAGCGTTTCAAGGGCCTTCCTCTGGCTTTCAGCAGTAGTATTAACAAGGGTGTTTACAAGCTCAAGGGTGTTCAACTCTTCTGCATTAAGTTTGCTGATTTCTTTTTTATTTTCAAGAATTTTTTTAGCTAACTCTCCTGCTTTTTCAAGTCGGCTGAGTTCTTCTTCAGTCGCCATAAGTCTTGGCCTCCTATCTAATAAATAGTGACATCACAAAAATAAAAACCGGCTAGGGGGCCGGCTTTATTCTTCTAGAGCTTCTTTTTCTGCCTTAAGTTGTTCAACTAGTTTTGAAACAAACCAATTTCTGAGTCCGACGGGCAAATTATACGCCTCAATGAAGCTCCAGCCGCCTTTATATTGAAGGAAGAAAAAATGCTCATATGTTCCCTCCATATATTCCTCAGTTAGGCCAAAAAAACGCCGCGGTGAGCGGCACCTCCTGCTCTTTTACGTGAAAGCATGCCTCGCAACGGTGAAGAATTGTTAAATTTATGTTCGGTGCCAAAGCAGGGAGCAAGTCTCTTAAAAATTTAGAATCGGTGGCTGGCATATTATCAATAAAATTCATGACACGGCCATAGTCTGTGTCGCCATTGACTTTTGTTAAGAAAGCAGCAAGTATGCCCGTGATCAAGTTTTTGTTATTGTCCCGCTCCAGCAACTTTCTTTCTTTCTTGCCGTCAATTAGTCGCAATCCAACTTCAACACCAGAAGACGGAAGAACCACATCAAATGTTAGTGTCTCTCTGTTGAACCTAATATTGTTCTCTCTTAAGAAGTCTTTGTCAAAGCAATTTTCTTGCATGTGTGCTTCTTTAAGGTTATAATCGACTTCGCTTGCTGAAAAGCACTTTTCGCAACGCAGCGTAACTGGATAGTCACTGCCATACGCCGATGTTCTAGCCGCAATTAGAATGGCGTTTCTGTCGCCAACAAGAAGCGACGAAGGATCAACGTCGTCTAGTGTTAGGCTTTCTATTAATCTATCAAGAGCCATGTTCTTTTTCAAAAGTGCTTCGGATGTTAAAATATCCTCATCTTTTGCTGTCATAAATCTTATTTCAACAGCCTCTTGCTTGTAGAAGGGGTGGTCATCTGGATAAAATTCGCCCCTTGAAGGAAGCTCCACAAATTCTGTGGGAGCAGAAAAAGCCAGCGGTGCTGGCTGCTGTGCCATCGGCACCGAAGTGGTAGGCGTAGATTCGGGAGCATGCCCCATTCGCCTTTGATTATTTCTCATTTAAGCCTCTCTGAGTTTTGCTTTATCCTGCGTATGCTTTTCCACCAGCGATTGCTTCGTAGGTAGCGTAGTCATATGTTAAGTTAACATTGATGGTGACCAGTCCTTGCTGCGCATAATCTAGCTGATCGGCGAAGGCCACGGATGTGATAAATGCATTTTTTAGTGTCCATTCTTCTAAGATTCTTGTTGAATCAACCGCGCCGATAACCTCGCCAGGGTCTGAGCCGGCAGGAAGAATAACGCCGCCTCCATCAAGCTGCTTAATTCTTACCTCTCCGATGGTGCTGGTAGTACTAACCTTGGTGATGCCTGTCAGCAAGTTGCTTTCGCTAACCGGAGCAACATAGCCTGAGTTTCGTAGAGCATTGTAAAATTTAGAACCGACATTTGGATCAACAGCGTCAATGAATGAAACATCCAAGGCATCCCACTTTACAATACCAGGAAAATTAAATTGATGATTTAAAATTTGATGCGGCGTTGATTCCATCTTGTAGGATGGCTTTTTAGTCTTTGAGACCATAAAAGTTAAGTCTGAAAGCTCCGAAAAAGTAACTAAAAACCTAAAAGCTCTTTTAGGCTGAAAGCCTCCGGGTCCTGTATCTGAAAAGAATGGCATCTATTTAATCTCCTGTGTCTACTATAAGTAGTGTGGTTAGTTTATTTTTTAATCGTCAAATGAAGCTCCGCTTCGTGTAATAATAAAGTCTAGTGCGATAAACTCAATTGCTCGCGCTGGCTTTAGGAAGATCTTGGCGTACATGACATTTCTATCTACCAAGTCTGGTGTTGTGGTGCTGTCGTCCAGCACAACCCTGAAGTCTGTTAGACCAAGGCCTGCTTGTACACCCTCAAGGAATGGAATCACCTGGCCGGTAAACCTATCCCAAGTTTGCTGTACGTTCTGGTCGAAGAGAAGTCTCGAAGCAATGCGTGAGATTTCCTTCTTGACATAAATTAACAGTCTTCTTACGTTAATTCTGTCGAGCGCAGATCTTGTCACCTGCAGGGTCTTTTGTCCAAAGACAACGATACCTTCCGACGGGAATGAGGCGATAGGATTGATGTTGGCATCGTAAAGCCTATCTCTTTGAGCGGAAGTAAGTCGCTCACGAACTCCGATAACTGGAAGTCCTGCAGAGCCTTCGCTTAGGCCGCCTCTAGTGAAGCCGGCTGGAGCAAACCAAACTGCCGACTTACGCTGGGCGCTTGACATTGTGCCAAGTGCGACCACAGAAGGTGGCACGTAGAGAATCGAGTTGGCTACATCATCGCGAATCTTCACGAATGGGTAGAAGGCGCAACCATAACTTGAATTAAGGTTTAGGTCCTTAAGCGCGGTCACTGTTGTCTCAACGTCTCCTAAGTTGTCTGTCTCGGAACTGCTGTTCTCGTGTGGAGGCTTGTAGCCGCCGCGTAGGTCGAGAATTGCTAGAGCGTCTGCTCTTTCTTCGCATGCTGTAAGAAGTCGGCTGTTAAGGCTATCATTGGTGATTCCTGGCATTGTGGCCAAATCAAATTCAATGTAGTCCTTGTCAGCAGCGATGTCGATCGCTTTCTTAAGGCTGAAGTATGAAGAATTAGCAACTTCTGTGCTGGTCTCAATGTAATCATTCCTTAGAGGATCTTTCTCCGTGATATCAAAGCCATCGAAACCACCAAACATTGGTGAAGTAAATCTCTTTAGACCGGTATCAGACCCAGTAAGAATGTAAGTACTGCCTGATTTGGCGGTCCACGAGTCGCCAAGAGCGCGGGAGCCGGAAAGGTATACGTGGTGTGAAGAATCCGTTAGGGACTCCTTGACATCATCCAGCGTAAATACCCAAGAGAACTTAGTGCCCTCGTCTGCTGTCGGCGAATTATCGGTCGGGTCCAGATTGGCTGGCTGTCCGCGTAGAAGGTCAATGTGGCTGCCGTCAAATCTTCTGCTTCCCTTGATGGAAGCCTGGTATCCAAAGTAAGCCTTCGTGGCCACGTTAACCGAGCCTTCGGAGCTTGATACACGAAGACGGGATGTTGGGAACACAATAGAGCCGGAGAAGCCCGAGCCAGCCGCTTCAGTCGCGTTAAAATATTGGCCGGCTGGGTGGTTTGCGGTGATGCCCTCGGCGGCGACAAATCCCTGCGGAACAGCGTAGTCAAATCCAACGCCCGCCGCGGCAGTGCCTGATAGATGTACGTCGCGGTGGACCACCGGGCCCTTAACACCGTAAGGCCTCAAACCTTCGCCCCCGCCGTTTTTAACTTTCTCGCTTACTTCAACTCTGAGGATTTTTGAGCGATTTGGGTTATCTCCATGCTCGATTATCCTCTTGTTTGTTTCGTCGTAAGTGTAATGCATATCACCAATTAATCTTGCGATGTAGCTTGGCGAAGTTGGATCTAAATTACAGTTTGAGTACTGTTCTAGAATCACAGGGTCACTATCTCTATCGTAGGCGCTACGAATTTGCACTGTAAACGTGCCATACTTGTTGTAGTTGTCTGATGGCGCCTTGATATCAACAATCGACACCTTATAGTCTCTGTTGGCATGCTCGCCGCTGTCGAGAGCATGGAACTTGAACAGATCCTCGGTATGTGCTGTTGGGTCGAAGCTTGCGGTTGTGCCGCCTCTCGTATCTTGTGAGATAAAGAAGCCAGTTTGCGCGGCGCGGGCAGCATATTGACGATTACCCCAAACAGTGCTGCCGTTTCCTCCGGCGCCGAGGCCGAGGATCACACCATGTAGCTTGGCAGTGTCGGCTGTCGTGGCGCCGCCAGTCTCAAGCTTCGAGTTCTCGCCATTTCTAACGTTAGACTCAAAAGTCTCGCCAAGCCAGTAGGTCTTGGTGGTTACGCCGGTTTTTGTGAGCTGGCCATTTGTCGCAGTTGCGTCGGTGTTAAAGACTTTACGAATGAACTTCTCCGAATCTCTATTGAAATCAAAAGTAGAGTCTTCTACCTTAGCATCATTTTCATCGTAAATCTGTACGTTGAATCGCCTGTCTGCATCTGATTCGATCAGCGCGCCGATGGCGGTGGATGCGGAGACGGGCTGCGCGCCGGCCGACCCCGTCTTCCGCAGCTGTCCGGAGAGGACAGGGTATCCCTTTTGCATATACCAAATGGCAGCTAATGTACCAGTTACCGCGGTTCCGGCCGATTCGGAAGGAAATAAGAACAAGCCATATGCGCCGCCGGCGCCCGAGGTGGTGCCAAGATCGTTGTCCGTCTTCCATCCGGCCTTGCCCTCAGGATCGTTATCGGCATTGCTAGCTTCTTCGCCCATGACGCGGTATACGGTACACGGTGAGTTGTTTCGGAGCCAAGCCTTTACAGCGTAGGCAGCGTATGTAGGAGCAGTCATCTCGCCAGAACGCCAAATGTCACCAGAAGCATTTCCTGGTGCTGGCTCACCAAACAAGGCAGCAAATTCCTTGTAGGACTCTACCTTAACAGGCCTCTTGCCTGGGCCTTTTGGAAACCGACCGATCACCAGAGGTCCCATTCTCTCCGGTAGGTTTGGAATTCCTGACTCATCTATTTCATCGAGGAAGACCCCGGGGGAAACAAACTTAAACTTATCGACTGACATACTCTTACGCTCCTTAAATATAGGCTAGCTCAAAAATTATGAACTTTTTCTCTAATAAATAGTGTTCGTTAACTACAAACTCCTTTAAAATCTAAATTCTCCATCCTCATCCTGTACAACAATTCTTTCTCTTGCGAAACGTATCTCGACTGCGTTTTCTCTTCTGACAACTCTCGGTCTTTTTTCATTTTTCTCGTCGCCGATCAAATAACCAAAAACATCCATTTTAATTGTTGTTTCATACTTTCTTTCGTTGCTTTGATAATCTACCACAGAATTACTGGCACTATAGTCCTCTCCAATAAACGCTTCATACTGATTTGAGTTGTGTTGTACGATAACTCTCCTATGAGCATTTGAGACTCTGACAAAGGGAGTTAGAATATCGTTCATCTGTTCTTGGTATTCTGTGCGTATAACAAAATCATAACTTACTGTTACGTAAATCGGGATTGGAATGGTTATAGTCTCATAAACTATCTTACCATTTTTGCCTTTTTTGTATAAAGGAAAGTTCTTGTCGCCACGGCGCCTGTGGGCGTCTGCATTGGCAAAATTGCTTGTCTTGTCCTGTTTAACCACCCTGTTTACAGTCAGGAAACCGCCCTTAACATCGTTAACAGGATCAAGTTTGGAAAAAGGTATAACTCGACTCTCTTCGTCTTTTTTGACACCAGTTCTTTCGATTGAAACAACAGGCAGTATAACTTGGCCTGTTAGATCTCTTGGGATATTGTCGTTTTTAACGCTATGAGCCCTTTCCGCTGCTGACCAGATAACTGGAACTTTTTTAAAGCCCTTGTTGGTTTTGGCTTGGATATCCATTGTGTCATTTAGAAAGTTATATACAGCAAAATCTATGTCTTCTAGGCTAGATTTAAACCGAGGGACGTCGCGTGATGTTTCTTCTTCGTTTTTAGACATCGAACAGACCCTCCCTGCTTCTTATGCACTCTGCGGTTATTTCCATTCTGCGATCTTGCTGGCCAAAGAGTTCCCTAGGCTCTTTGAGGCTAACAATCTCGTAAAATCCCCCACCATATGCTACAAAATCACCCTCACGAACGAAAAGATCTTGGTCTTCCGTTAGTCTTCTTTTGTGAAAGTGTATTGTTATCTTTGTTTGTTTATCAACACCATATTTATCTGTTCTAGTTTCCTCTCCGTCAAAATCGATTAGGGCATAGACTCTTACAGGAGGCAAAAACGACTTGACAATCGCTTCATTATATAAAGGGTGGAAATTAGTGTGCTCTAAATCCACTGGATAATACGCAACAACCTGACCAATCACTCTTTCGATTAGCTCGTCATTAACTTGTTTTACAAGATCGCGCTCTTTCTCACCCAAGAACAAGGGCGGCGGCGGGCTATCTGGTTGTTTCCATTTGTCTTTCTCGCTCGCCATTTATTTTATCCTTGATATATGAAGTATGGGTATGTTTGTGCTGTTTCTAGGCTGTTTTTGGTAATATTCTTTTGAAGCTCTGAAATCTTTTCATATGTCATCTCATCGAGCACTTTTTGTAGTTCTTCACGAAGCATTTTCTGCTCTTCTCTAGCCTCTGAAATTAATTTATCACCGTTTAAGTTAACATTATTGCCAGGAATAGGAATTTGACCAAATTTAGATCTTACTTGACCGAGTGTTTCCTTGGCCAACGAAAGCGCGAACCTGCGAATCCACTGCTTGCCGATTGAATTGATGTTTTTGTAAGGTATGTTGGCTAGTGGCAGTGTGTTCATGTTGTTGACACCATCGACACCCGATTTTCTATCTGCTTGATCATCCCAAGGCTCATAATCTGTATTGAATTCTACCCACATGTTTTTTGGAGACATGCTGCTAGGAATTGGATACACCCTCATTTTATTATTTCTAATTTCATACGAATAGTGAGAATTCCTGGTGTAGATTGAATCTTCATATGCCATTGCCTGAAGTTTGTTTTGCCAAGCAGGTATTACTTCAAATGTAGAATCATCAGCATACATACCATAAGTTGACAAGTTGCCAACTGCGTTCATGCCGCCGTAATAACCATAAAATCTCCACATAGCGTGAGGAGTTCTATAATAAACTCTACGAACATTAATTCTGTTTTTTCCGACAGAGCCAGAAAACAAGCTACCTTCGGCAGAACCGTCAATTGAAGCAGAATAAATAATCGCCTGCAGATCATAATCTTGCTGATCTTCAACTAGCGTAAAAGAAGCGGAATAAATCGGCTGCGTGCCACCAATGCCTACTTCTGTGCTAGTTTGGTCCATAACTTGCTTGGCGTATCCAAGCTTAAATTTTGGATAACTTGTCTCTACGTTGCTGCCGCTTAAACTATCTGTTCTTTGGCCATCTGAGTCGAAAGTGCCTGTTGCGGCGCCGAGGGAACTGTGTAGAATATTTTTTGACTGATGCACATTTACAATATATGAATACTCTAGCGTTGCTTCTTCATAAGAAGCGTATATATTGCCAACTTTCAGCTCAATATCTAGTATGTCGCCACCTAGTTTTTTAAAGGCATACGAAACTTGGTCCGAGGCGCCACTGACAAAATTGGCGTCATATAAATTTGAACTGGTGTCCGCGTAAAGACCGAGCGGATAGTGTGTTAAGTTGCCAGAACCATCAGTACCAGTACCAATCGTGCCGGTCGCTGGCAGCACAACTGCAGAAGCTTGTATACTGGGTGTTAAAGTTGGTGTTGCCATGCATGGGGCCTCCTATCATTATAATTAGTCAGGAGTGACTGTTAATCCTTGGCCTTTGCTTTGGAAACTTTTGCTTTCGACGTTTTTGTTTTCGAAGTAGTTGTTTTTTTACGTTTTGTATCGTTAACTATTTCATGAAATGTCTCTCTAGTGCTTTGTGGTGGTGCCGCGGCCTTAGAGGTGGCTTTTCGTTTGGACTTGGTTTGTTCTGGTACAGCAACTTCTTTTTCTACTTCTGTTACCACGACTTCTTGCTGTATTGCGACAGGCTCCGGAGTGGCGACCGCCTCTACTGGTGCTACCTCATCGTCTGTTAGGCCTAAAGCTCTTCTTACCGAAGCATACTTTTTGGCATATTTTTTCATTGTCAGTCTTTTACGTCTCTTACCCATGTGGGCCTCCTAATGTATAATGATAAATAGTTTAAAAAATAAAAAGCCCCTTGTTAAGAACAAGGGGCTTAGTATTGATAAGACAAAAATTTAACTATTAAGCTGCGGATGTAGTGATATCTGCATCAGCCACTCCAACTGTAATGGCGTACCATCTTTCTCCATCTGTCCACACCTCAACTCTTGTACCAACAGATGCGGCGTTGCCTTCAATGATAATTTTTTCTTGATTTGCAATCACAACACCGGTGTCGCCCATCTCAACGCCGCTGATCACGTTTCCATCTGCAGATGCAATATTTACATCCGCGTCGCCATTGGCGACAGCTGTTTTTAGCGTGAATGCGGCCCACCATCCTTGACCTGCTAATGCAACAGCAGGTAAAGTGTGCTCAACTGCAGCTGTGCCATTTTGTACAACCAAAAATTCAGTTCCACAATCTGCAACAGTGATTGTTTTTCCGGTGGAGCCTAGTGTTTCCACCTTTCTTCTTTGCGCTGAATATCTTCCTAATTTAGCCATGTTTGTTTTCTCCTTTTATAAAAGGCTTGTAGCCTTATCAATCATAATAAATAGTAAACTCTTCTTTTAAATTCCAAAATAAAAACCCCGCCAAGAGAAAACTCAAGGCGGGGCTTAT